CAAATGATATTAGAGTCTTCGCAACACCAATGTTGCTAATGACCACCACGGCCCCGACTTGATGACCAAGGCAGGGCTTTAAGATTTTAACTCTCATGATCAAGTAATAGTGATCTTGGAGAGAACTTCAGGTGCTGCCGCAGCAATATCAATGCGGCTCGTGCAAACCACGCCGATTTGATCGTTGACTGCAAACAACTGGTCGAGCACTTTGAAGCTCAACTGACGACGATCACCGAAGTAGTGACTAACGCCGAGGTCACCGAAGACTGCAAGCAAGTCACCGGAGGTCGATGAGGAAGCACCCGGTACAGCGTTGCAGAGAACAACCTCGTAACCGAAGAGACTTCGCTGAACTCCAGCAGCAACGTCTGCGCTGGCGTTTCCACCGGCAGCGTTCAGCAGGTCGCGAATCTGACCATTCCACAAAGTAGGGTTGATGTAGAATTTCGGATTCAGCCCACGCTCTTGACCACTGGCAACCACCATTGCAGTCAGGTCAGTAAGAGCAAGTGCTCCTACCGAAGCAACATTGGTGTCAGCAACATTTGCATCACCTTCGATGCCACCTGTGTAGATGGAACCACCAGTGAAAAGATTGTCGTCTTCAGCCTTGCTGAATCCCCAAGCCAAATCATCGACAACAGTGTCAAGCATTGACAAAATGCTATCTTCTGCAATCTCAGATGACATCTTGACCAAACCGGCCATCTTCTTTGCAGTCAAAGTAACTTGACTGAAAGTCAGGTCAGACTCAGTAATCGCGGCAGCTTCTGCTGGGTAGTAAATAACACTGTGACCAGCAATTTTAGGAACTTGCCAAGTCGTAGCACCCATGACAACTCGACGACAACTTTGCCGCGCGTGACCGTACTCTTCAACGAGGTTGATGAGTTGATCCGACAAGGGCTGTGGCACAGAAAAACCGCCTTCAGCATTTGTCAGCGACTGTGCGGCCATGAAGTCTTGCGCCTTCTTGTTGCCACCGATTGCTGCCAAGAACATACCAGCTTCGTAGGCATCTTCGTTGTTGTCAAAATGCCGTGATTTTGCGTATCGAGCTTTGGCTGGAATTGCCATTTTGTTTTCTTCCTTGGGGAGGTCTTCCGAAACACTTGGCTGAACACCAGCCGCAGGAGCGTCCGCTGCCTCCGCTGCAAGCTTACGCCGTGCAACGATCTCAGCTTTTGCTTTCTCAAATTTCTTAGCTTCGTCGTGCTTTGCTTCAAGTTCCTGCGCCTCTTTGTTGAGGGCAAGAATTTGGCCTTGATGCTCCGCAGATGGACTGTCACCTGCAACCTCAATCAATGCTTCCACATCGACCGAGATTTCAGCAAGCCTATTTTGAATATCGTGCAGATTCATTTCTGATCCTTGTTTTCAATTTGTCGAACGGACGGTAAAAAACGCCCGTCCACATTTTTGCCTATTTACTCTATTTTGACATTTTTGTCAAGAATCACACTTGAGTCTCATGCGAATCCTGCGTGCAGAAGCTTCTGCAACCGCTGCATAAAAAGGGCTGATGACTTCGGCTTTCTTTTCAGATTCTTTCATCTTTCTGCTGATTTGATTGATCTCGTCAATGAAACCGAGGTCATAGGCCTGTTCTGCTGACATCCAGGTTTCTGCTTCCATCATTGCGAGCAGTTCATCTTCTGGCAGGTCTGTCTTGTCTCCGTATGCAGAAGCAATGTCCGCGTCCATCAGTTCTAGAATCTCGGCCATGCTGCGGAATTCGACGCTGTTACCCATTGCAACTGTCCATGCACGGTGGATCATGAACTTTGCATTTGAGTTCATGACAACTCGGTCAGCAGCACATGCAATGACTGTTGCAATGCTCGCACATATTGCGTCAATGTGGACTGTGACGTTGCCGCTGTACTGCATGATTGCGTTATAAATCGACAGACCGTCAGTCACGCTGCCACCTTCGCTGTCTAGCAAGATGGTGACATCTTCTCCTGCATGCTCAGAAAGAGCACTCAGAAAGTCGTCTGCTGAAATATGGTTTTCAAAGTCTCCGATTCCACCACGCATGGTGATGGTTCCGACTGTTGGATTTGTTTCAAACTTCATCTCTATCTTCCTCAATTTGAGTTTCTGGTTCTTCGCCACCTTTTGCAAGGTCGTTGTCTTGTGGAATGTTTCCGCTGCCTGCGTAGTAGTCATCGTCAAGACCATCGACTGGATTCATCCCGTGCATGGCACGCACTTCGTTTCCTGAAATGACTCCCTGCTGACGTAGTGTCGATGTATAGCTCGCAAGGAACTCAAGGTTGTTTGAGTAAATTGACTTTGCTTCCATGCAATATCTGAAAGTGCCTGCTGATCGTTGTCTCTTGCTGAGTAGTTTGAGATCACATTCGCTTTCAATCTTTGCAATCCATCGGCCCAGGCAGTTGGTCAGGTATGCTGACTGACGCTCTGTTACCGACTTGTACGATCCACCTGAGTTGTCACCGAGGACCGTTTCAAGCAGAAAGATGATAGCTTGGCTTTCACGCCCGAACTGACGCTGAGAAACGTACCCAGTGCTGTTAGTGTCATGAGGCAAGACTTGTGCTTTCATCCCTTCCCTGATCATTCCGGTCTTGCCAGTATTATCAAGTCCTTCATGAGCCTCATTGAATTGGTCTAAGAAGTCTTGAGCTTCCTTGGCAGTCCTAAATGCACCACGCGGAGCTTCGAGAAGCAATCCCGGTCGTCCAGCGTTCCTGAACGTCGAGCCGGATGCTTCAGCACCAGCTATCGCAAGTCCAAACTGGTCACGCATGATGTCGAGCAGGCTTTCTCCCCACCACCCATTTCGGGAAAGCCCCATGACCAGCAAAACATCACGATCCGGCAGTCGGTACATCGTTCGGTCATTACCTGCTTCTGCTTTGAGAGTACCAACAGCAGTGCCATCATCAATGCTCACCAAATGCCAACGCTCACCGTCTGCAACAACGGTCGTTGTGTCTTCGGCTTGGATTGGAATCAGACCGATTGGTTGACCAAGGCTGTTACGCTCGATGTAGGCTCGTCCATTGCCGTAGAGTAACGCATCAAGCATTACTTTTTCAAACAGCGTGAACTTGGTAAAAAACTCATTGGGATTGCGTATTGCCTTAGCACCAAAGTCACTCGGAAAAGGCATCTCTTTATAATCACGCATCTCCTTGCAGTAGATAGGCATCTGCGACAAGTGACCGCTGATCTTGCTGACCGCGTTGAACACCTCTGGGATGCCCAAGACGCTACGCATGGTTATGGGGATTCCGCTGGAGGACTCACCACCTCCTAGCATCTGAACAAGCCATTCCGATGGGTTTTTGAGGTTTGATGTTGCCTGAGCAAACATCTCTCCTACTTTGCTGATAAACATCTTTCGATCCTAATATGTGAAATAGCCATTTGATTTGGATTGTGCATGCATCGCGCGTCCCAAGGCCATGGTCATCGCAACAATTCCATCGATTTTTTCAGCCGATGCTTTCTTGTCGTACATCACTCTGTCTTGACGGTCATGGACGAGCACTGCGTTTCCGATCATCCACTTGAGACATGGGTTGCCATCGTGAAGAAACCGGCCATCAGCAATGCATGCACGCAGTTCTTGAATTGGTTCGTTTTGATACCTGCATGACTGTGTCATCGATGCTGGCTCAAGACCTTCTGTCTCTAGCCTTTCTGCTGTGCTCTGAGAGTTGTACGGATCGTAGGCAACATCATAACATCGATACTTCTGACATTCACGCAGCAGATCCCTTTCTAGCTCATTCGTAGGAAACCTCGTTGTCCTGATGAGATCCTTTTCGATGAAGTCAGCAAAGGGTCTTTGAGTGATATCCCGCGTGGTATCAGTGGAGATATACTGCCACGTTCTGGCCTCGTACCTGTAGATTGGTACTTCAGGTGCTTGCTCATCAACTTGCGTGAACTCGCCGGTTTCAAACCGTGCTACCAAGGAAAACGCTGCGAGGTCATCTCTGCCTCCGAGGTCAACGCCGCAACCAACTGCATCGGCATCTTCCCAGTGAGAAAACTCACCTGCACAAGCATCCCACTGCTCAAGATTGAATGCAGCAGAGTTGCTTGATGTCACGATGTTGCAGTGATACTTCTTAAATCGACGCTCAACGATGATGTCTGTTTTTGCAGGCTTGGCTTGATCTTCAAGGTACTCAGGCATGATGGTTACGCCGAGACATGGGTTTGCCTTGACCCAGTTTTCTGGATCGTAGACATCGTCGTCTTCGTCGAGTTCGTAGTTCAGAAAGAAATAGCTTTCATCATGAAAATCAAGAGAGACAACACCTTTGCCGTAGTTGTATTGTTCAAGCCACAAAAACGAGTTGTCGTTGCCTGCTGTGGTGATGAAGAGAGTAAGTGGTTGTGACCTAGCACCACCTTGAGTCAACATCGTTTCGACGAATGCTTTCTGTCCTCCATCGCTTCGGAACGCTGCCAACTCATCGATGACTGTCAGTGATGCAGAGAATCCGTCGAGTGGTTTGTCTGAACCAACGCAGAATATCGAGCCTTGATTATGCTTGAAAAATATCTGGTTGTTCTTCAACGTGCTCATGGAAGACAGTTCTTCCGACTGAGCACGCATACGACATGCTTCAGCAAAGACAACTCGACTGGCCTGTTCTTTCTTTGTAGCTGCCAGAAGCACCTGTGCTACATTCTCAAACCCTTTGCTGACTGGGTTGTAGTCCATCGAGCCAGCAAACAATGCAATAGCAGCAGCAAGGGTTGATTTGCCGTTCTTGCGTGCAGGAGAAACCATTGCCTTTGAAAATCTTCGACAGTCATCGGATGTTTTCTTCCAGCCAAAGATGGAAGCAACAGCAAAGACTTGCCAAGGCTGAAGCACTAGTGGTTGACCAACGTCACGCCCGATGGAATGCTTGATCATCACAGGGAAAAACGAGACGACTGCCTCTGCGTAGTCTCTATCAAAGTAGTACGGAAAATCATCGGTGCGTTGCTTTTCAAGATCGCGGAGGTGACGCTCGATTGCGTTGCTGACTGTCTTGCAACTTCGGATCTCACCTGATAGCACATCATCAATGTACTGATCCATCTCATCCATTGGCTTGTAGTGCTCGAAATCAAACGACATTACTTGCCGCCTAGTTTTTCAAGCAACTGGCCTACTTTGTCACTTTGCTTCGGACCCTGGGGAGTAGCTAAACGAGTCCGCGCAGATGGAGTAAGTGCAAGTTCTTGAAGGAGTTTCATGTGATTCGCCAGAAAGCGGTGATAGTTCACCGCGTGGACGGTACTCTTACCACCGCCTCTCTGGCTTTCAATTTCAATCCCGTCCTTACGCATGGCTTGGATGCACAGCAGCAACTCTCGATAGTTGCATGCGTAGGTTTCGATAATGGGACCATCTTGTTCACTTAGGCATCCCATCTGCTGCATAGAATCGCAGGTTTCTTCAAAAATCTGAAGAGTAAGATCATCTGCCTGACAGACGAGAGAGGGTGAGGGGCGTCCACTGATACTTTCGATAGGCAAGATTCGTGTTCTTGCTTTTTCTTTGTAATGACCCTCGATTTTCGCAAGGGTCGGATGCGCCGGAGGTTTACCTCGCCGTCCCATACCACTCTCTCATCTGACAGACAATTCCTCAACCACAAGGAGATGTCTCTATATTACCTCGATGTCCCAAAGTGTCAAGGATGTGGCTGTCAACTGACTAGAGCGTAATACATAACACCGTCTTTTCCTTGTTCGATCCGTATTCGATCTGACTCAAGCAGATCCTCAATTACATCTTTTCGGGTCTTTTTCGACAGTTTGTCATACACGCTGATTCTGCCTTTTGGTATTCGACCACCGCGATTCTTGAGTGCAGTCAGCACTTTCTGGCGATCTGCATCGGCCTGTGACTTCACCAATTCTGTTTGAACTTTGTGGATACTTCGATAGGTCAGTCGTTTGACGATGAGAATTGCACGCAGGGTATCAGCCACTTCGACGACTCCGTCTTGAACTGGCCCAAGTCTTGAGCAGGCAAACAGCAGTGCAAGCTTTTGGATCTTGTCTGCGGTACGCCTCCAAAGTCCTGTGTTTTCTTTTCCGCGTGTTGAATTGAGTTTTATCTCATCGGACAGAGCAAGCAATTCGCTTTTTGACTCATTGCTGAATGTCCAGTTTAGACGGTTACCAGCGAACG